CCTGCAATCATTGCTACAGGATCAAGCCTATTATACTTCTCAAATGAGAAAGTACCATCATCATGTTCTACTACTATAGAATTAGGTTGCGCCCCTGATGCCCTTAAAGCATTCCTTTGTTGAGCTGTGTACCCTTGCCAAGAGCCTTGATACTTGTGTACTTCTATAAATTGTTGTTTCCCATCTCTGTCTATGTATGGGAGTTCAACTTTACTTGTCATTACCCCAGCCGCTATAGTCCCCCATATAACACTACCATATGTCATTTGAAACTGAGCTTTCGATCTTACTTGAGGGTCTGGGCTTTCTAGCCTTTTTTGCATTTGTTTTGAAAACAAGCCTAAAGGAGAACGATGAAAAGGATACTTAACAATGTTTATCGGTGTCCTGATAAATGGAACTACTTGCCTTAATATAGGTATTTCGGAGGTAAAACTTTGAATCTTTTTACCTGTCTTGCCTAGTTCATTTGTAAAGGTTAATACCCTAGCGTCCCCTTGAGCTTTAAGTGCTATAGGATTAGTTAGTGCTTCACCTCTAGGAGTATTAACTTGGTTCTCATAAGCCTTGCTAATACGATCTTCAACCATATCATCAAAGTCTTTAGGGTCTAAATCTTTATTATGCTTAAAAAGCTTATCGACCTCTTCTGCTGCATGAGCATATGCAGAGCGTCTAAAGTTTAGTTGTTTGAATAATTCATCACCAGCCTGTAGGAATCTTGAGGGAGTTCTAATAACATTACCCGCAGCGTCCACAAGACCCTGTGATGTAACATTAACTTCTCCACTAAGGAGTCTACCCATGAGTTCACCTAGATCAGCATTACCTTGACCTATAGCAACTTTTCTAATCTGATCATCTACTGCTTCTGTAATCATTCCCTCTTCGTCTAGGATGTTGTGACCTTTCTTAAGAGTTGCCCCTGCTGCTTTTAAAGACAGCCATGCGTACTTAAATGAGCCATAGGCTTTTCTTTTAGCTAGGCTGAAGTGAGCTTTAGAGTCTACACCTTTTTTAGGAACAGACATCAAAGCTCCACCAAACTCTTCTGCTATATCAATAGTAGAGACAAAGGCGTTACTTGATAAGTTTATAGCGTGTGTTACTGGACTACTAAGTAGGCTGTTAATCCATATCTCATTGATAGCTTGAACGACATCACGAGGTTTCCCAACCGTCCTACTAATTAATCCTTGATCAGAAGCATCTTGTATTACTTTTAGTAACTGGTCTTCTGACAGAGTTATATCATCAATGTTAGGTATAACATCATTTGCCATACCGTGTAGGTTTAAACTTGTACCTTGAATATTACCAAGACGCTGTCTTGTTCTCTTTGCTTGGGCTGTAGACTTTGCGAGTACCTTTGCCTTAGCAATAGCAGCAGCATCCCCTTCTTGGTAAGCAGGGCTTTTAACAAAACGCATCGTTTGCTCGTAAAGATACTTTTCCATCTGGAGAGCCGCAGCGGTGTATTGTTTAGTTTGATCTACAGGAACTTTACTTAAGTCAAAGAACTCATCCATGAACTTTGAGAGAGTCATAGGATCGAAAGTGTATAAATCTTCAGCGCTAATGAAGTCATGGATCATCTTTATGCCTTGGGCGTTTAACTGACCCCAAGTAGTTGATTCAAACGTACCTCGTCCATCACCTATGACACGTTCTTCTGGAATGTCTATATCGTCAGCAGTCTTAGGAGCTGCTAATGAGTCATCAGCATTGCTTGCTACTTTAATAGGCTGGCCTGTTTCAGGGTCAACCAGACGTAAGGTAGAGGGGTCAGCAGTTTTATCTACAACTGAAGCAGCCGCCTCTTCTGCTTTGGCTAAAGCTTCATTCACTTCTTCTACAGACTTCTCCGCAGCTTTAGCATCTTGGTTTAACTTAACAGCCTTAAGACCCCTAAAGGTCATTGCTGTTACTCTAATAATTTCTCCAGCAGCTAAGCCTAATACTGATTCTTCTATAGCATTCTTTAGCTTACCCTCGAACATAGTGTCATCTTCGTTATCGGCAAGCCAGTTGATAAAATCGTTTTCTATTCCTAGTTCTTTAAGCATCACTGACGCACGTTCTTGGTGTGCATCAAACACAACAGTACCAGAGATACTACCTTTTAGAAGATCATCTGCATACTTGCCTAACTTAGCAGGTTTAGTTAAAACTCCTGCACCCACAAAACCAGCAATGAACTGTGACATACTACCAGTAATCTGACCTGATAAAGAGTCTTGGTATCCCGCTTCTCGTAAATCTTCATTAGTTGCTATCACTGTATCAAGTTGTTCTGAGAGTGTAGCAAGACGCATGATGTTGGCAGCTTTTAAATCTTGTAAAGCTTGGCCTGTAAAGTATTTAACTTTACGTCCTTCTCCGTCATAGACATGAAAGCCGTTAGCATCTTCGTAAGCTCGTAGTACATCAGGCTCTAAGTTTTCAGGGTTGTAGGTTAGTACATCACCTGTAATGTTTTGCATTGCGTCTAGTTTACTGGTGTACCCTGTAGCCCAATCGAGTGTTTCTGCACCTTCCACAATAGCACTACCTAAACCACCTAAAGGAGCTACGAGAGACTCAGTAATGTTTTCCATTAATGAAGGGTCACGCTCTTCTTCAGGGGCTTCTATAGCTTCGTAGCCTTCTGCCACTGTTGGTTCAGGAATTCTATCTACAATGTCTTGTACAACATCTGAGTTTTCTTCAAGGACTTGATCTACTACTGAACCTACGGTAGAGCCTTGATCAGAAAAGGAGCTGAAGTCATACTGTTTATCAGTATCTTTTTTTGACTCACCTGAAAAAGATGAAAAATCATACTCAGCCATATTGTTTCCTATTTAGCTTAATTTAGTTTGGCCTACGTAGCCCATTTCTATCCCAATTTAATAAAAACTCTTTACTAGGGTAGCCTCCATTTTTCTCTGATTCTTTTGCCCAAGCGTCAAGTCCAGCTTGATTAGAATCTTTTAAAGGCGTGATAGGTATCCCTGCTAATTCTGTAATATCATTGAGAGGTTCTGCATCTACTCCTAAGCTTTCATTTACAATAAGAAGGGCTTGTTGTTTAAGCTCACCAGCTCTGGTTATTCTTTCGCCATACTCCGCATCTTTATAAGAATCAGAGGCGTAGTAATCTGCGTACAATAAAGAAAACTGTTGTACTACAGCAGGATAGTAGTCTGCATCTAAAGTTTCACCTACAATATCTTCAAGGTTCTTAATATTAGATTTAAAGACCTTATCATCATAATGACTTTCTATTTTAGTTACATTAGTGCGTAAGTTTTGTGCTAACTCTGTAGGTAAGAGAAGCACCCTTTCGTCAATATAATCGTGGCGTTCTCTTGGAGTTTTAAGGGCATAGAACTCAGCTCTTATTTGATTCTCTGTACCTGCTGGTAGAACTCTATCTCTGCCATATTCTTGGGCATACGCATTAACCATAGTATTAGCCTTGGCTCTTGCATCCCCTATATCCATGTCTATGTATTTTTGAACAATCGTATCAATCTCAGCGTTGGGGTTAAATCGGAGGATTTCCCCTAACTCAAGATTCATAGCGTTTACATCAATAGCATACTTAGCCTTACGTTGTTTCTCAACCCTGTCGTCTTCCTTGTATTTATCAGCTAGCTTTTTCTTTTTAATTGCTTCTCTTTCAGCAGCTACATCATTCTGAAAATCACCACCGCCTATAGCAGTACGGCCAGCCACTTCCCCTAGCAACCATTTGTACAGACGATCATCATCATTCTTAGTAAGCATCTGACGAGCAATCGCTCTAAGCTTAGGGATACGTGATTGATTTGTTTCATTACCTAAAGTGCTCATGTCTTCTTCAAGGGTTTTAACAAACTGGCGAAAGCCTTTAGAGTCAGCAGTAGCGGTGGGTATCTTTTGTGATTTTGCTAAAGCACCATTAGTCAACACTTCATCATCTTTAAATTCTTGTTGTTTGATCTGATTAATATCAAAGTTAGTGCCAAGGACATCACCTAAATCTACACCAAACTTTAACCTACCTTCTTCAGTAATAAGTGTAGCTACATTTTCTCCAAACGTAGGGTTGTCTTCTTTCCATCCAGCATACCACTCTTCTTGTGTGGTGTTTGTAAGATCAGCATTAGCTAGATCACTTTTAAGTTGCTCTTGCCAGTTAGCTGTTATGCCGTCTGCCCTTGCTTTATCTCTTACTACTTCTTTTCTATATTCTGCTGCTTCTGCTTTAGCTACAGCAGCTTCTTGTTCTTTACTTAACCTGTCCCGTGTTTTCTTTACATTTACCAAAGCACCAGAGGCTTGCTCAAGAGCCGCAGCTACTTGCTTGCCTTTACTAAGAACGTCATTACCAGTACCCGATACAAAAGTATCGACAGGTCTTGCTGCAACTTGGTAATCAGGGGCAGCCGCAGCTTGCTTGTAGTTCACTGATTTACTTATTGATGTTGCCATGTTGTTATCCTATTTTATCAAAAGTCTCGCATACGTGCGCTTGAAGCTCTAGCATTAGCCCCTGCCATACTGCCCCCTGCACCCTGAGATAGTCCAGCGCTTGTAGGCGCTCCACCACCACCAAATGTTCCACCCATAGCAGCATAGTTAGTTCCTGCTTGTACTAAGCCAGAACCTATCTGTAATGCTGTTGCCGTTCTACTTGGTCTGGCTACAGAGTTAATACGAGACTGCGCTCTTCGTTCAGCTCCTATGCGCTCTTCCCCTAACTGTGCTTGTTGACGCTCAAGGTTCTGTGAGGTCATTGTGTTAGCTTCTAAGCCTTGTCTCACGATGTCTTGCATGACAGCATTGTTGTTCAAGAAACCACCTGAGTCAGTTGCTTGCGCTCTTGAAGCTACCTGCTGTGTCTCTAGGTCTTGAGCTATCTTTGCTTCTGATGCTTGCTCTTGTATTTGAGCCTCTTGTTGATTGAGCATACGGTCTTCATCGACCTTTGCTTGAGAAGCCGCTTTTGCGTTAGCCTTGTAAGCATCTCTTTGTGCGCTGTGGCCTTCGATAGCCCCTGCTGTGGACAAAGCTGCTGAGGCAACGGCTAAAGTTACTGGGTCACACATTTCTTAATCCTCACAAATTGGTAGAAGGGCTGTTTCCCTACTCCGTATTCTTTATCTAGTTTTATGAATTCAAATCCTAACGATTTAAGCCACTTCTTCGATACTGTATTATCTACATGAACGAAATTAAGCAAGAGAGGGTAGATAGTGTTCATATCCTCTACCCATGTCTGTGCTTGAGGGATAAATTCTTTTCTTGTTTCTATAATCTTATCTGTCCCTAGTAACCAAGGGCTACCAAAGACACCGTTGTTCGCCACACCAAACATTCCTACAACACTACCATCCTGATGTATGATTGAATTACACACCTCAGACGCATTGTAAGCCCCTTGGAGAGATTTTAGCGGAGTTAAACCATTACTATAGCCTATCTCCGTAACGTCCTGAGAGCGCATGAGAGGGGCTATCTCACGACAGTCCAAGAACTCACTCTTCCTATAATGGTGTCCCATGCTATATCCTTGTTGATCTGAGTTTTACAAAGCCTTCCCACTCTGCCTTTTGGAATACTGAAGGAAGCGGTGAGGCGTTTGTGATCTCTATTTTAGCTTCTTTGGCTTGTGATTGAACACCTACCTTAAAGTTACCTGAAGTGTCTACTGCTGATTGATCAAGGAGATTATCTAAATCGCCTAACAATCGACCAGTAAAGACTGCTGATGTAGGATCACGCCTACCGTTAGTTTGGGTAACTGTGAAAGTCCCAGTGTCGTTGTATGTAAATGATATGGTTCGTAGTTGAAACCTTGCTATATCCGAAGCATCACCTTGAGCTGGTTTAAAGACTTGCTCAGAGAGTTGATACTTGAAGGTGTATGGTATGCCACCATAGACGGGGACTGAAGAAGTCCCTACTGTAGTTGCTGTTACCTGCTCACCTTTAGAGTTGTAGTACACAAGGGCACTGTCAGTGTAGTCCATTGAAGGAGCGCCACTTGTAAACTTCTGCTGGTGGTCAAGGTGCATAGGATAGATGTTAAGCAACTGCGCATCTAAAGTTAAAGTCATGTTCTCAAATCGACCATCTTCAAAGATGATAAATATCTCTTCGTTATTAAAAGCAACGTGAGCGATGTTAGCATCAAACTTCCATTTAGACCAAGAGCTTTGTAAACGCTCAGTCTCGTTCTCATACCACTTGTAGACGTATAACTCTTTCGCATCTGTTGTAGTTCTTACTAGCAAAAGGTTTTCGTTAGTAGAGGCTATCATCTGCTTCACACTACCTGCAAGATAGTTGGGAACGTGTGCAGTAATGAGGTTAGCGTCTTTTACTTCTGTATCACCTGTCGTGTAATACTCTCGCATTCCTGAGAATGTACCGTTCTGTACGGAGAAGAATACACTGTTACCTGCACCTACTGGCTTTGCTGTTAGGTCACACTCAAAGTTCGTAGAGGTATCTATAGACACTTCTGCTGGTGTGAGGAGCTGGTCAGAGGATAAGGTAAACTGGTTAATCTCAGAGAACAGTAGGAGCTGCTCTTGGAATGGTACAGCAGCCTTTAGTATTGATACTTCATTCTGACTGACTGCTACATCAATAGGAGCAGAGTCAAGGAGTGAGCGTGCAGTTGTTCTAAAGAAGTTAAAGAAGCCATTAGCTTCGCTGAAGATTACATTCTCATCTGATAGTAAACCTAAGCGGTTGCGGTGGAAGAAAACATCGTTAATCTTTCCTCCAACAAAACTTGGGAAAGGGTTAGTGTCATCATCACCAGCTTTTCTTTCGTCCCACACACCTGTAGTAAAGCTAAAGCTTTCATTAGCGTTTTGCACTAAAGTGTGGGGCATAGTAGAAGTAGTAAAGGAGTGGTATTGACTATCATTAGGTCGTGAAGGTGCTGGGCATTCTTTCCAAGAACCACTTGATTCACTTCCAGAATACTTAACATAGAAATCATCTTCTTTCTTTTGATTATCCCCATTAACTTGTATTATAAAACCAGACTGACAATATTTAGGTAATGATGTAAAGTTCGACACACTGTCTTTGTGGGCAAATAAAGAAGTACCCCCTTCGTCATCATTTGCTATTAAGTTAAAATCTGTAGAACTATTGGAAATTGTAAAAAATGGGGCATCGGTATGCCCGTCTCTTACATATCCTGAAGGAAATGTCATGGAACTAGATGATAGGCTAACATTCTCGCTTGTATCTTTTCCTGAAATGACGTTCATAATAACGCCCGTCTTTAAAGATTCATATTCTTCAGTAGGGGTTTTACCGTTTTCGCCATCAACCGAAAGTGATTCGTAATTCCCAGAAAATACTAATACATTGCTGGTGTTGTTTACTTTACATTTATAAACTTTACCATAGTCAGCTTGTTTTAGGTAAAAAATCCCCTCAAAAGGTCTTACATTATCAGGAGAAGTTTCATCTCTAGTGATAACCTTTTCTTTATTAACATAGAACGTGTAGTCAGCCACAGAGGTTGCCGTGACTTGTTGGTTGTTGAGGCTTGTGCCAAAGTATGCGCTAAGTGTAGCTGTATCTGAGTTAGTGGCTATCTGCGATCCTGTTGCACTCCAACTTGCTACACCTGACTCGTACCGAAGTCTTCCTTCAATGTCATAGACGTAGAGCTTAGGAGTTGCTGGTACAAGAATAACGGTAAATTGTTCTATAGCACTTCTCTTGTACGTGTGGATGTGTGCTGTTGCTAGTTCAGTAGCTGTTAGGTAAGTGCTACTTGCAGGGCTACCTGTATTTAACTTTCTTTTAAACTTGGTGGGTGGGCGTTTCTTTAAGCCTTCTACTATATCAGAGTAACCGTTTTCCTGTGCTTCTCCTTGGCTTGCTAAACGTAAACTAGGAGGCTGTTGAGAAATCCCGTTGATAAAGTTAGGAATGCTTTTAGAAACTAGAGCCATTTGAAATCACCTTTGTGCCGATGCCACGATTAAGTACACTAGCAGTGCTGTAGTCATCGAATATATTATAGTCGCCATTGTCCCCTTCCATCTCTTGAAGGGCGAACCAAGCTTGCTGTTCATCGTTCCTATTCATTTGTGATAGTTCTGTACTTCCTACTACTCGCTCTTGAAAGATACGAGATGCCTTGATGGCAACATAGCGCCTTGCTATTTCGGGAAGTAAGTCAAAGGTTAATAAGACGACAACATCTAGCTTGAGAGCTTTACCTATGTTGTAAGTATGATTGACCTTATCATACATCTTATTACCACGTTGTATGTATTCGTTCTTAGAGCTTCTGTACTTAGTCTCAGAGTTTGCTAAGTCAGCTCTTACAATCTCCGTAGGGAGAATAACATTGCCGCTAGAGTCAGCCGCAACGGTGTAATTTGGTTCAGAGTTAAAGTTCCATCCATGTGATTGAACATCTCTGGAAACATTCTTGAGGATGGTCTCAGCAGTCTCAGCATCTACCAACCCAGAGTCTAGGTTGTTTACTGGTGCTTCACCAATAGTAGAGAGCATAATGTTTACTGCTTCTAGTTCTGTTGTTGGAGTTGTCATGTTTACCTCAATGAAAAAATAAAGAGGAAAACTCCCCCGAAGGGGAGCTTCCAGTGTGTATCAACTTAAGATGCGTTGACCAATTTAACAGCACACTCAGGACGTAATGAGCTATGACCCATTGCGTAACGAGCTACCATTAAAGTACCTTGTCGTGAAACTTGGTACTCAGACTCAACAGCCAAGTCTAATAACTTAACAGTTGCCGCAGCGTCTTTAGTGAAGACTAAGCCTTTAGCACCTGAAGGTAAGTTGTTAGACATAAAGACATTAGCACCACCGATCTGAGGAACTTTACCAGCGTTCAAGTTACCACCAGTACCAAAGTCAGAACTCATAACACCAGCAAGGTTAGCAACAGTGCCAGTGAACAAGCGGTAGTAAGTGTCAGTATCTAATACGATAGACTTCTCACCAGTTACGTTCTTAGTATCAAGAGCTTCTAAAGCACCAAAGATAGCGTCAGCTACGTTAGAGCCAGTTGAAGCAGCGCCAGTACCAGCAATCTCGATGTCAGCGTTGTTTTGTGATGCACCTTGAGCGTACTCAGCAGTGTCATCAGTAGCAGCTTCGACAGCAGCGAAGATAGCAACGTCAGCAGCCTTAGCCAATGCAGTACCAATCTCAGTAGAGTAGATTGAACGTACATCGTAGTGGTTCATAGCTTCATCAATTTTAGCGATGAAAGCAGAAGACACTAGAAGGTCATTGATGTTTACAACTTTCTCACTGTGAGCGATAGCTGAAGGTACAACTTCGTTACCAGCGGCAAGAGTTGCAGTAGTAGACAAGCCAGTCATTGGGAATTGTGCAGAGCTACCACTAGAGATAGAGCGTACACGGTGCAATGGCATAGCGATGTTGTTAGTGTTGAATGCAGTTAGAACTTCACCAGCAAAGACTTTTAAGAAAAGCTCTTTAGCGTTAGTTGAAGTACCTGCATTTTCCCCCAACCGTGAGGGAGCAGAATAGTTACTTGACATAATATTTTACCTTTTAGTTAAATGTTTAAATGAATGATATTCTAGTCAGTCACCTAACACTCATTCGTTCTCTAGGATTGTCCTCCGCAGAGGGTCAAAGGTAATAGTAATCGTGTTCGTAGTTACTTTTTAGAATTAAAAAAGCCTCCCGAAGGAGGCCAAAGAGACTATTGTTGCAAGTCGCTCCTACCAATCTTGGCAGAAACTTGTTGGCGATATGCTTTGTCACTCTGGTATCGGGTGTCACTCATAGCCTGAGTTACCTCAGCCCACGAATTAAACACACCACCTGTTGAAGATGCTGACTGACTCTCACTAACTAAAGTGGGGGCAGTTCCTTCAGCAGCTTGATACTGAGATTGCAAACCAGATACAGCCAGCTTGACGACATCTAAGTCTCCTGAACTTACAGCACGATCAAAGGCAGCGGCCTGAGCTTCACTCAAGTTATCACCAGCCCACTCGATCATTTGACCATAAGCTTCTTCTCCACCTACGCTTTCGTAGATGGAACTCTGGTAATTAGCGGCAAGGGCTTCTTGACCCTTAATCCAACTGTTTACCAAATCTTGTGAGAACCCTGCTTCTTCTAGCTTTGCCATAGAAGCTTCCGTGAGTCCTCCTTGTTCGTTGTATTCGTTTTGTAAGAAGTCAAAATCTACACCAGCATTTTCTACAGCTTCCTTTACATCACTAGCTTCAGCCTGTTGTGATACTTCCTCAGAAGCTTCTTCAGGTTGTGCTTGCTCTGCTGGTTCTTCTCCTCCTAGCTTTTTCTCTAGGTGAGCGTAGGCCTCTGCCATCTGTTCTGCATCCTTAAACTTCTCAGGAAGCCAGTCAGGGCGTTGCTCTGCATCAGGATTGTTATTAGCTTCTAGCTCATCTGCTACTTTTACCATCTCCGCTTCGTGGGCGGCTTGGGCTTCTGCATCAGGAGCTACTTCTTCGTGTGTAGATAGTTGTTCTGTACTCATATAAATAGTCTCTTTAGTTTAAAGTTATTCTTCAACCTGTTGTTGACCAGCAGCATCCACCATACCTTTTACAGCAGGTGCTACACCCTTCTCAGCCATCTGCATCATCTGTTGCTGTTGCATAGCTTCTTGGGCTGCCATCTGTTCTTGTTGTTTTTGTTCAGGCGACTTAATTAATCCTTGTGTATCAATTCCTAAAGATGCACCTAAGCGATCTATATAGTCATCAATATTTAACTCTTGTGCAATGACTTGTTGGCCTAGTGGCTGTAAGTATTGTAAGAATGCTTGTAGTTTATTCAAGTCCTGACCTCGGCCAAGAGCTTCTAAACCAGTTACAATCTGAGGCTTCAGAGTATCTTTAGGGAACTTCGGCATCTTACCTTCTTTCTGCATCTTCGCAAGGAGCAGATTAACAAGAGGTAATTGGAACTCTTGTGATAACACAGAGTAGATACCACCTAAAGCAGTCTCAAGTTCTTGTGCCATGTAACGTACTTCTTCAGCAGTCACACGTTCAGCTTGACGCTGCACTGAACTATTTAATAAGAACGCATAAGATAACCTTTGCGTTATAGTGTTCATTGTTTCTTGAGCAACACGGAAGTCATTAAACTTATTGGCTTGCAGGGTAGATACATCATTCGCATCACCAGAGATGATAGCGCCATTTGAGCTGTCTGCAATGTTCCGTATCTTTGTTGTACCATTGGGGCGTACCATGAAGATCAACTTAGCACTAGCCGCAGAACCTTCTACGATAGCACGAGTCAAAGCTTCAAGAGATTTAAGATCACCTACTATTTCTTCAACGTATGATCGACCATAGTCATTACCATCTACAGCGATAAATCGTAAGGCTAACCAAGGGAGTTTATCTTGAGGGTAACTACCAGTAGTCTTAGGTATTACTACACCGTGGACTTCCTGATGCACCATGAATTTCTTACCATCACGTTTAATGCAAGTGTAAAGATCACACTCTTTCTTCTCTATCTGTTCTTGATAGCCTTCTGTTTCCAGCAGAGCTTCTTGAACATCTTTGGGTAACGCTTCATAAGCTATTGTCTCTTTCACAATAATCTTAAGAATGTTGCCCATGGTGTCACGCTTCACAACAAAGCGATCCAATCTAAAGACTTTCATCCCACCTTCTGGTGGCATATGTATAAGAGCATTACCAGAAACGATGAGTTGCTTTAGCATCTCAAAGGTCGGTACTCGAATAGCTTTTGATTCAATTACCTGTGCGGCTGATCGTTCAATACGAGCCAGTGCATCCTCTGCTTTACCTCTAGCATTGCCTGCTAGTTCTACTAAATCAAAGTCATCAATAGTTAAACGGAAAAAAGGACTGTTTGGCGGTAGCAAAGTCATTAAGAGTTTAGAGGCTAGGTTGTTGACACCTCTCGCACCCACTGCTTGGTAAGGTGTATCATACTGGGTTGAACCTGTATGACCATCTCTAGGCATGAGGGTGGGGATCGTTAGTTCTGCACAAGTCCTAGCTCTAGTTAAGAATACATCACGATCCGATGCCATATTCTCGTAGGCTTTGGCTGCGCCTTGATCGTAATTCATA